TCGCACGCGCGAGCGTCACCATCGGCGACATGGAAAATCCAACCGATCTTATTCGCCGCCTCGAAAACCTGCTCCGTGCCGGCACCATCGCCGACATCGATCCGGAAGCCCCACGCTGCCGGGTGAAGACAGGCGGACTGGTAACAGGCTGGCTGCCATTCTTTGCCCCGAGGGCCGGTACCGACAGCGAGTGGGATCCGCCCAGCGCAGGCGAGCAGTGCCTGGTGCTTTCACCATCGGGCAACCCAGCTACAGGTTTCGTCATCTACGGCGTCTACAGCGACCGGTTCCCGGCACCGGACAACAACCTCGCCCGTCATCGGCGCAAGTACCGTGATGGCGCCATCGTTGAATACGACACGGCGACCCACACGCTCACCGCCACATTGCCTGGCGGCGGAACCGCCAACATCACAGCCCCCGGTGGCGTCAATATCACCGGCAATGTGCACATCACCGGCAATGTGGCGGTGGAAGGACTGGTCAGCGCGACAGAAGACGTCATTGCAGGCGCCCAAAACATCAGTCTGGTTAACCACCGAACCAAAGGCGTCATGCCGGGCTCAGGTCTCTCTGAGGAACCGACGCCATGATCGGTATGAACAAGGCCACCGGCCGCGCGATCGCCGGGAACGATCAGTTGAACCAGTTGATTGCCGACATCCTCACCACACCGATTGGTACACGCGTCATGCGCCGCGAATACGGCAGCCTGCTCGTCGACCTTATCGACTGGCCAACCAATGACGCCATGCGCCTGCAAGCCTATGCCGCAACGGCAATGGCCCTGATGCGCTGGGAACCGCGGATTCATTTGAGCCGCGTGCAATTGAGCCTGGGCGAGCAAGCCGGCCAGGCAATTCTCGACATCGAGGGCACCCGAGTAGACACCAACGAACCGCTCAGCTTGCGCGTGCCGCTGGCGATGGGAGCGACTGCATGAAAACCTTCACACCGATTAACCTGGCGCAATTGCCGGACCCCGACGTGGTCGAACAGATCGACTACGAGCAGATTCTCGCTGAACGAAAGGCCTACACCATAAGCTTGTGGCCTGCCGAACAGCAGGCAGAAGTTGCCGCCACGCTGGCACTCGAGTCGGAGCCGTTGACCAAACTGGTGCAGGAAAACGCCTACCGCGAGACCATCTGGCGTCAACGGGTCAATGAGGCATGCCTGGCCAACCTGTTGGCCAAGGCGAAGGGTAATGACCTGGTGCAGCTGGCCGCCAACGTCAACGTTCAACGGCTTGTGGTCATTCCTGCCAACCCCGCCGCAGTCCCGCCCATCGCGGCGGTGATGGAGTCGGACGAAAGCCTGCGCGAACGTGCACAGATGGCTTGGGAAGGTCTTTCAACAGCAGGCCCGCGTAACAGCTACATCCTCCACGCGCGGAGTGCCGATGGTCGTGTTGCCGATGCCTCGGCCGAAAGCCCAGCCCCTGCCGAGGCGGTGGTAACTGTCCAGTCGCTGCTGGGTGACGGCACCGCCACCCAAGACCTGCTCGATATCGTCCGTGATTATCTGAACGACGATGATCGGCGTCCGGTTGCAGATCGTCTCACCGTGCAATCAGCTGAAATCCTGCCCTACACCGTTGACGCCGTGCTGTACCTGGCCACCACAGGTCCAGAGGCTGAGCCTATCCGCGCAGCATCCGAAGCCAAACTCGACGCTTTCGTCTCCCAACGCCGGCGCCTAGGCGTTGAGGTCTCGGAGTCAGCCATTCATGCCGCTTTGCACGTCGAAGGCGTTCGCAAGGTGGTGTTGAACGGTTGGACGGACCTGGCCCCAACAACTGCTCAGGCAGCCTACTGCACTGATATTTCCGTGATTGTCGGGGGGCAACTGTGAGCACTCTCCTGCCGCCCAATGCCAGCCAGCTGGAGCAGCTCGCCGCCGAGGCGCTGGCCCGCATCGAGCGTGTCCCCATCCCGATCCGTGACCTCGTCAACCCCGATCGCTGCCCTGTTGACCTGCTGCCCTACCTTGCCTGGGCATTTTCCGTCGATCGCTGGGACTCGAAGTGGTCGGAGGCAACCAAGCGCCAGGTCATCAAGACCTCGTACTACGTCCATTCACGCAAGGGCACGATTGGCGCCCTGCGCCGTGTCGTCGAACCACTGGGTTACCTGATCGAGGTGCTGGAGTGGTGGCAGACCGAGCCGGAAGGCGTACCGGGCACCTTCGCCCTCAAGGTCGGGGTGCTCGATACCGGCATCACTGAGGAGATGTATCAGGAACTGACCTGGCTCATCGAAGACGCCAAACCCCTGACTCGCCATCTGACCGGCTTGGCCATCAGCCTGGAAACCTCGGGCGAATTTCACCTCGCGGCCGCGCTTCATGAAGGCGACGAAATCGATGTTTACCCACCTGAACCCCGAGACATCGAAGTCTCGGGCGTTATCGGGCGTGGTGGACGTGACCACACAATCGACACTCTGGAAATTTACCCATGATCGACCAGACCTCCCAGTTTTTTGCCATCCTGACCAACGTCGGCGTCGCCAAACAGGCCAACGCCGACGCTTTGGGTATCGCTTGGAAGATCACGCAGATGGGTGTGGGGGACGCCAATGGTGCAGATCCCATCCCTTCGGCCACGCAAACCGCATTGATCAATGAGCGGCGCCGCGCTCCGCTCAATCAGCTGAAGGTTGATCCTGCTAACAGCGCCGTCATCATTGCCGAACAAGTGATCCCGGCCGAAGTCGGTGGCTGGTGGATCCGTGAAATCGGTCTGTACGACGCCGACAACGACCTGGTCGCCATTGCAAACTGCGCACCATCGTTCAAACCTCTGCTCACGCAAGGCTCCGGCCGCACGCAAGTTGTGCGCATGAATCTGGTCGTGAGCAACAGTGCCACCGTCGAACTCAAGATCGATCCGAGCGTGGTGCTGGCGACCCGGTCGTATGTAGATCAAAAAGTCCTCGATGAGCTGAACAAGCAGGATTTCAAGTTTTCCGTGTACACGGCCACTACTGGCCCAATTGCACTGGCCGGCCTGCAGGTGCTCGACAGTGAAGCTCTCGCGGAGGGTGCACGCGTACTGGTGAAGAACCAGGCACTGGCGAAGGACAACGGCATTTATGTCGCGGCCACAGGTGCTTGGGTGCGAGCTCAGGATGCCGACATCAGTCTGGAAGTCACCCCAGGGCTCTTGGTACATGTCGAGCGTGGCGCAGCACTTGGCGACAGCATCTGGCAACTGGTTACCAATGGCCCGATCGTGTTGGGAGCCACCGACTTGGTGTTTGAGATGGCAGCGGGTCGCACAGGGGTGACTGTCGGCACTTACACCAGCGTGACGGTGGACAAGTACGGCCGCGTGGTTGCTGCCACTAGTCCAACATCGCTGGGCGGGTATGGCATCACACTACCGACGCAGCTTCAGGCCGAAACTGGTGCCGATAACACACTCCCCATGACCCCACTGAGGGTTTTTCAAGCCATCGCCAAGGTAGTGGCACAAGCCACTGAGACGGCGTTCGGTTGGGCGAAGGTAGCGACACAATTACAAGCAGACGCAGGCACGGACGACTCCACTTTCGTAACTCCGAAGAAGATGCACTTCGGCGTTTTGATGAGCTTAACGGCGAACGGTTACATCGTCTTCCCGAGCTGGCTGGGTGGATTCGCGATCCAATGGGGATCAGGCAATAGCGCTGACAAGGCAGCGGTAAGTTTCCCACTAGGGTTCCCCAACACTTGTTTCGTCGTGCTGGCTTCGGACGGGACGCTATTAGCATCGCCGTGGGATCAGGTGAGCGCCTTTGGCGTTGCACCAGATACGCTGACAAAGAACGGGTTCAATCTGCGCTCGTATTTCAACGTCTCCTCGAACTTTTTTTGGTTGGCTTTGGGTAAATAAGGGGTGGATATGCAGCGTCTATATTCGCAGTCAACGGGCTGCACTTACTTCGATGAATATCATAAAGAGATCCCGGGTGATGCGGTCCCGATCAGCGAAGAGCGATTTCTTTCCGTTCTGGCGAATCCGGCGCCCGGGAAGCGTCGGGCTCATGATCCGGAGGGTTTGCCAGTATTGAATGATCCACCGCCGCTGACGGTTGATGAGTTGGCGGCGAACGAGCGCGCCTGGCGCGATGGCAAAATTCTGCAAACGACATGGTTGCGCGAGCGTCACCGTGATCAACAAGACGCTGGACTGCCCACAACACTCGATGCAGAGCAGTTCACCGAGCTTCTGATATACCTGCAGGACTTGCGCGACTGGCCCCAGTCTGAGCAGTTTCCCGCAGTTGAGTATCGGCCCGCTGCCCCGGCTTGGATCGCCGATCAAAACCAGTAAATGCCTTGCACTTTTGTTGGTGTAACTTGCTGTTAAACGTGCGCCCATCCTAGCCTCGTGGATTCGGGGCTTTCTTCTTGAGCACCTTGCTGGGTCCCCGCTGCACTGTTGACGTAGATCCGCCTCGTCCTTGTTGTGCCGCCCCTTCCTACAACCTCAGTCACTCGCCGCTGCAACGCGCGCGCGTCACCCTGTGCTTCATCGCCACCAACGCGCAGGAATCACCATGGCAACTGACTACCATCACGGCGTCCGAGTCGTCGAAATCAACGAGGGCACGCGCCCTATCCGCACTATCGCCACGGCGGTCGTCGGCATGGTCTGCACTGCCAGCGACGCGGACCCCACTGCATTCCCACTGAACAAGCCCGTTCTACTCACCGACGTGTTGACTGCCAGCGGCAAAGCCGGCGAACTCGGCACGCTCGCCAGAAGTCTGGACGCCATCGCCGACCAGGCCAGCCCGGTCACGGTGGTGGTGCGGGTTGAGGAAGGTGCTACCGAAGCAGAAACCACGTCCAACATCGTCGGCAGCGTGAGCGCCAACGGCCAGTACAAAGGCCTCAAGGCGCTGCTCGCTGCGGAAGTCCAATTGGGCGTGCGCCCACGCATCCTCGGTGTACCTGGTCTGGATTCTCTGACCGTCGCCACCGAGCTGGTGGTCATCGCTCAGAAGCTCCGTGGTTTTGCCTACGCCAATGCCTGGGACTGCGAGACTGTTTCCGAAGCGATCGCCTATCGTGAGAACTTCGGTGCGCGGGAACTGATGACCATCTGGCCGGACTTCATCAACTGGGATACCACTGCGAATGCGGACGCCCCCGCCTCTGCAATCGCTCGAGCCCTTGGCCTGCGCGCCAAGCTCGACGAGCAGGTCGGTTGGCACAAAACCCTGTCCAACGTGCCGGTCAACGGGGTTTCCGGGCTGAGCCGGGACATTTACTGGGACCTGCAGAACCCAGCCACCGACGCCGGCCTGCTCAACGCGGCGGACGTCACCACGCTCATTCGCCGGGAGGGTTTCCGTTTCTGGGGCTCGCGCACCTGCAGTGATGATCCGCTGTTCGCTTTCGAGAACTACACCCGCACCGCCCAGGTGCTGGCCGACACCATGGCCGAGGGTCAGTTCTGGGCTGTGGACAAGCCGATGCACGCGAGTCTGGTGCGCGACATCGTCGAAGGCATCAACGCGAAGTTCCGCGAACTGGTGCGCCTGGGCTACTTGATCGGCGGCGAGTGCTGGTACGACGAGGCTGCCAACGACAAGGACACCTTGAAGGCCGGCAAGCTGTACCTGGACTACGACTACACGCCAGTACCGCCGCTCGAGAACCTGAACCTGCGCCAGCGCATCACCGATCGCTACCTGGTCGACTTTGCCAGCCGCGTCAACGCCTGATCCCCCATTCACCCGCGCGGTCTCGGCCGCGCAGTAGGAGAGCGCCCAAATGGCCCTGCCCAAAAAGCTCAAGAACATGAACCTTTTCAACGATGGCGTCAGTTATGTCGGCCAGTCGAAGAGCGTCACCCTGCCCAAGCTGGGGCGCAAATTTGAACAGTTCCGCGGTGGTGGCATGGATGGCCCGGTCAAGGCCGACCTCGGCCACAGCGACGACGGTATCCAGCTCGAGTGGACCCTCGGCGGCTGGGATTTGACGGCCCTGCGCCAGTACGGCGCCGTTTCTGTCAGTGGCGTGATGCTGCGCTGGGCCGGATCGATCCAGCGCGATGACACCGGCGACGTATCGGCAGTCGAGGTCGTTGTTCGTGGTCGCCATGAAGAAATCGACATGGGCGACGCCGAGTCCGGAGAGGACACCGAGCACAAGTTCACCACCACCTGCAGCTACTACAAGCTGACGATCGATGGAAACGTAGAGGTCGAGATCGACCTGCTCAACTTCATCTTCAACGTCAACGGCAAAGACATGCTGGCCGAGCATCGCAAAGCCATCGGCCTGTAAGCAGCGCTTCGGCAGACTCCCCTACCCCGTTCTCAGGACACCACCATGACCACTCCAGAAAAAGCCCCGCAAAAGAACCCCAATGTTGAAGACATCACGCTGGATACCCCGATCAAACGCGGTACCGAGCAACTCACCTCTGTTTCCCTGCGCAAGCCCATGTCGGGCGAGCTGCGTGGGGTAAGCCTGGCGGATCTGCTGCAGATGGACGTCCTCGCACTGCGCAAGGTATTGCCTCGCATCACCATCCCGGCGTTGACCGACCATGAACTCGGGCAAATGGACCCGGCCGACCTGGTGCAGATGGCCACCGTGGTGACGGGTTTTTTGCTGCCGAAGTCGGCGAAGACGGATGCGTCCCTCGTTGCGTAGATGACGCCATGGCGGACATCGCCGTGATTTTCCACTGGGGACCAGCGGCCATGGATCCGCTGTCCCTGACTGAACTGATGGAATGGCGCGAACGCGCCCGGGTAAGAAGCGGGGCTAAAGATGACTGACAAGCTGCGGCTCGAAGTATTGCTGTCGGCGGTCGACAAAGTCACCGCCCCACTCAAGCGGATCAGTAACGGCAGCAACGCCACCTCGCGTGCGCTCAAGGAAGCACGCGACCAACTCAAGGCGCTGAACGCGCAGCAATCAGATATCTCGAGCTACACCCGCCAACGCGAGGCTGTGCGCCAAACCTCTGAGGAGCTGGCCAAGGCCCAGGACAAGGTGCGCCTGTACCGCGAGCAGCTCAAGACCATGGACGCCCCTTCGGCGGCGTTCCAGAAGACGTTTATCAATGCCACCGCTGCAGTGGAAAAGCTGAAGAACAAGCACGGTGAGCAACGTGCCGAACTGCAGCGCCTGATTCCTCTGGTCAAATCCACCGGTGCCGATACGCGCAACCTGGGCAGCACTGAGCGTCGGTTGAAAGCAGACATTGAAGCGGCGAACCAAGCCATCAAAGTCCAGCGTGAACGGCTGGCAGCGCTGGGCAAACAGCAAGAGCGCGTTTCCAGGCTGCAACAGAGCTACAGCAAAGGGCGTGAGCTCGCCGGTAATGCGGCGGTCGCGGGCGCCAGTTCAGCCGCCACCGGTGCTGCGGTCGGATTGCCGATCCTCGGCATGGTGAAGAGCTACTCGAGCTTCGAGGACGCGATGGCCGGCGTGGCCAAACAAGTGGAAGGTGCACGGGACGACAACGGCAAGCTCACCCAGACCTATTACGACATGGGCGCGGCCATCAAGAAAATGGCCGCGCCCATGTCGTAATAGGTCTGGGTGAGCT